GAGTCGACCCTCACCCATGTGGTGCAGCGCGGCGAGAACCTCACCGACATCGCCCGGCAGTACAACTGCACCGTGGACGAGATCGTTTCCCTCAACGCCGACCTCATCGAAAATCCCAGCCTGATCAATACCGGCTGGGAGCTGAGGGTTCCGGTCAAGTAACGCACAATCACTCCACCCTTTGCGTCACTCAAAAGAGTGGCGCTTTTCCTTTACCCTTCAGGAGGTGAAAAACTTTGATCTGTGTCTATCCGGCTGACTGCACAGACTTTTCCAACAATGGTCTTGGCATGGCCAGCCCCTTGTCCTGTACCGTAACCGAAACGCTGAACGGCGAGTGGGAGCTTACGCTGGTGCATCCCATTGATGATCTCGGCAAATGGCAGCGGTTCGCGGAGGGTAATATTCTCCGCGCACCTGTGCCTGCTGCCATGACCCCGCAGATCGGGTTGGTCACTCAGCAGTATCAGACGGATACCTACGATGTGGAAATCTACAAGATCACCACGAAGAGCGGCCCGCTGCACCTGCGTTCCGGCACAGGCACCAACTACAAAATCCTCGGGAAATATAAAAAAGGCAAAGAGGTCATCGTGCTGGACAAAACCACCAGCGACTGGTATGAGGTGACCGCTCCGGACGGCAAGCATGGCTATATGTCCGCAGAATACCTGACCTATGAGCGCAACGAGGAACAGTCAAAGACCGAGTATGTCGGTTTCCAAAACGATGTGCTGGAAGCACGCCAGCTGCGCGACCAACCATTCCGCATCTATCGCGTTGTGCCTGAACTGGATAAGATTACTGTCCACGCAAGGCACATTTTTTATGACCTGCTTGACAACATGCTCCAAAAGATCGAACCCGGCTCCGGTGAGGTCGGCGCTTCTGTCGTGCAGGATATTGCAGACGGCTGTCTTTCCGAGCATGGCTTCACGTTCTATTCCGATCTTGAGTCCACCGCTGCGGATGTGCTTTGGGAGAACATCAACCCCGTGGAAGCTCTGCTGGGCGATGATGGTCTGACCGGTAAATACAGCGCAGAACTTGCCCGGGACTGGTTTGACGTGTTCCTCGTCAGCCGCGTTGGCTGCGACAGCGATGTGCATATCCGGGAGAAGAAAAACCTCACTGGCATCAGCTACGACGTGGATGAAACGGACGTGGTCACGCGCATCATGCCCACAGGTGAAGACGCGGACGGCAATCTGCTGTATCTGCCTGAACTGTATATCGATAGCGAGAATATTGATGCCTACCCGCACCCGAAATGGATTCACCTTGCCGTTTCCTCCGCAAAGGAAGTCACAGAGGGCGATGAGACCAAGTCTAAAGCGGACTGCTATGAAGAGATGCGCTCTGCTGTGCAGGCTGAGTATGACGCTGGCTGCGATCTGCCTACGGTCACGCTGTCCGTGGATTTCGTGAACTGCACCAGCGCCGAGGAATACAAGCAATACGCCGCGCTTTCTGATATCTTCCTCGGCGACAGCGTCCGCGTGATCGCCCGGCGCATCGGCGTGGAAGTAACCATGCGCATGACGCAGTACACCTACGACTGCCTGACGAAGAAGTACACTTCCGTTACGCTGGGCACGGCGGCGACCTCGCTGGAAGGAACGACCATCTCTGCCCGTCAGCTGGCTTCCGGGTCAATCAGCGGCACAAAGCTCATGCTCAATTCCATCGGTAGCGGGCATTTGCAGAATGGCTCCGTAGGCAGTCTGCAGGTGAAGGCTGCGGCGATCCAGAGCGCACACATCCAGACAGCCGCTATCACGCAGGCTCATATTGCACAGGCGCTGATCGAAACGCTGAATGCCAACGCAATCACAGCGGTCACGGCGAAGATCAACGAACTCGCTGCTGGACAAATCACCACGGATGAACTGTACGCCTCCATCGCTATGATCTCCACCGCCCAGCTGACTACGGCGAACATCATCAATGCCGACATTCAGTGGGCGCAAATCGAATCTCTGGCGGCAGACATCGCAACTATCTCCAAGGCGCAAATCACCTCTGCCAACATCGATGAAGCGAATATTGACTGGGCGGCGATCACGACTCTGACGGCGGCAGTCGCCAGCATGGTGAAAGCTGACATTGAAACCGCAGATATCGACTGGTCGCACATCAAAGACTTGGCTACGGATACTGCCATTATCACGCAGGGTACTGCCGGTGAATTGTATATCGCCAAGTTGGCTGTGACAGAAGCGAACATGGTCAGCTTGACTGTCGGTGAACTCGTTGTGAAAGGTGCCGATGGTCATTTCTATTCCATGAGCGTGGATGAAAACGGCGAGGTCATCACGACCCTCAAGCAGGTGGCAAATGATGATGTTGCCGATCTGTCCATCCACGGTACAGAGAAGCTGATCGAGGGCAGTATCACTGCCCAGACACTCAACGTGCAGGAGATCTTTGGCGATAACGCCACCATCCGCAGCCTGATCGCTGCCAATCTGGACGTTGATACGCTCTTCGCCCGGGAGGCAACGATCACGGCGCTCAATGCGATGGACATCACCAGCAACACTTACCTCAAGCTGATGGTCGATAGCAAGGCAAATCAAGATGACCTCGAAGCTCTGGATGAGCGTGTGTCTGCTGCTGAGTTGCTGATCACCGAGGATGCCATTGTGTCCACGGTCACCGGCAGCGAACAGTATCAGAAAGACCTCGCGGCAGCATCGTCCTCGGGTGGAGGCTCTGAGCTGATTGTTGGCACACAAACAGCCAATACAGCAGCTTGGACGGGTGTTGCTACTTTTTCAGAGCTCAAGGATGGTCAGCAGATTGCCTACTGGATTCCATATCCCAGCACTGGCAGCGTTTCGCTTACCCTGACATTGGCAGACGGCTCGACAACCGAAGCTGTGCCGGTCTACCACACGCAGAGTGCCAGACTGACGACACAGTATGGAGCAGGCAACATCATCCGCCTGACTTACCGGGAGAATGCGAAGTATTACTCCAACGTCATCACCAAGGGCTGGTGGGTGGACGGCAATTACAACAGCGATACCTATGACCGCATCAAAAGCGGCAGCATCAAGGCAAAGGAAGCCGTATCGTATTTCCGTTTTATCGTCGGAGACGCAGATGGTTATTTCATGCTTGATGCCGGTAAGCCGTTTGATGTTTCTAAGCCCGTCCTGTGGCTGACAAGCACGCTTTCTGCTGGTTCGACGACTACCAATGTGTATCTGTCTTATTCCAGCATTTATGTGCGGTATCAGCTATCCACCTTTACCGGCGTTCAGGCTGCATCGCTGTATGTCGTTGGTACGCTGGAAGGCTCAACTTTCACGCCTGCGGAAAACTATCTGACGTGTACCCAGCCCACCGAGGAAGATGGCTTGACCTACATGCTGCTTGGCACGATGACCTCTGCCTACTATGTGACGCTGTTCCCGGAGCATCCGCTTTTCCGCTTCGTAGACGGCTCCTTCCAGCCACTGGCGCAGGTTGCGTATCAGGCGTACTCGGAGGTGGGTACGCTGCGCGTGGAGACACAGACGGCCATCGAACAGACCAATGCTGCCATTGCGCTGAAGGCGAATCAGACCTCTGTGGACGATCTGTCCGAGCGCGTGGATTCTGCCGAACTGAAGCTGGAGCCGGATCAGCTGATGTCCAGCATTCGTTCCACCAGCCAGTATCGCTACGATCAGTACGGTGGCAGAAACTACATCCTGAACTCCAACGGGCCATACACGTTCTCGGGCGGCTATTATCAATATCCATCCGGCACGGTATCGAGCTATACCGGCTTGCAACTCGCGACCTCGGACGATCTGTTTGAGCATTCGGGCAATGGCGCGACCTTCCGGTTGTCCTTTGACATCAAGCGCAGCGGGATCGATGCAAGCACGTCTTCTTCTGAGGGAGTCTATTTCGGTGTTTGGGTCTATTACAAGTATTACGGCTCGGACGGCACAACGATCAATACCACCGGGCGCGGCTTCTATCTGCGCACGACGGATACTGACTTCGTGGCGACAGATGACGATTGGGTGCGCGTGACGAAAGGCCCGATGAACCTGACC